CAATCATTGGAGCCAACACATTCGGCTTTCTGCAGTTTACCAGTCCTTCCTCAGGCGCCGGATCTAGTGTGGTGATTGGACCATCGCCATCGCCTGCCCTCTTTCCTGATCTATTTGCGTCGATCTTCTCGCCGGTCGACATTAGTGTTCCAGGTGCAATCGACGGCGTAGCTGCTGGATCACAGAACGATCCCCTAAACGCCGATCAAGAAGCAGCACGCCTACTAACGCATGTGATCTTCTCGCCAATCCAGAAGACAGCTGATCGCACACTTCAGATTACCTACACTCTGACAATCGCCGTAGCACGCACGGCATAAAAAAAGGGGGGCCAAAGCCCCCCTTTCTTGTCCACTCCCCAGGCTAACTTAGCTAGCAGCTTCGTCCGAAGCAGGTGCTGCTGGTGCTGCAGCGGCTGGTGCTTGACGCACTCCACGAGCAAGACCGATGCGACCTGCACGTGGGTCGGTGATGATGCCGTCTGGCGTGATTACCTTGACGAGCTGGTGGAAGTACGCAAGAGCGTTCATTCCATTGCCAAGGTTGTGGTTGCTCATCAAATCCCACAGCTCCATAGACGATGCGTGGCGATTTGTGATCAGGCGGAATAGACGCTTACGATCGATCTGATCGAGCTTACCGACCTCAAAGTAGAACAGGTTACCGTACTGGTCCTGCTTCATGATCGCGCACTCTGTCATGCGGCCTGGTGAAAGTTCAACCCACTTGATGTGAGGAGCGAACTCCGCGCTCTCTTCGACGCGAACCTGATACGTTTCTTGCTGTTGTGTGTCTGACATGTTTTTGTCCTCCTGGGAGTGGTTAGTCCCAAATATTTAGAAAACAAAAATGAGGGGTAACCTCTAAGGGTGATAAATAACTGTGCGGGAAACAAGGAGGGAACCCAAATGGCTTGGAACGATATCGACATGTGGCGCAAAGGACACATGGCAGTAGCAGAGCTCGTAGACGCGTGGCGTGTTGTTCCACGCCTCATCGCGGCAGGATATGGATATATGTGCTGGAAGGTTGTGGTGTGGTATATGAAACTCGAACCACACATGATCGAAGGATGCGATCCAACGATTCTGGCAGAAAGGTGCTTGGCAACCGTGCCATCTACTCAGCACGCAGCGTTGGTAACTGCTGTCGTCGGCATTGCCGCTGCTGTATTTGGTCTGTACGCTAACTCAGGAAAGAAGTGGAACGGCTTTACTTACTGGAACAAGAAGACGAACGAAGACCAGGCATCTCCGGTGCCGTCCGCCACAGATTCTCAGTCAGCGTCTCGAAAAGCTGCTCCGAAGATTTCTGATCTATAAGAAGCCTGTCTAGTAGATCCTCGATCGGCCAACGGCACTTGAGAATGTGTTGTTCGTCGATGTCGACTACGACATCTGCGAGGGCCGTCAACTGAAAAGTATCGTTGATGGCTTTCAGAGGCGCTTGCTCCCACACATCATCGCGGATGTAGTACCGACGGTGGAGCCCGGTGTGTTTATCGGTGGTATCAAGGACTTTATACGACATGTTATCTGCTCAGCATTGGTACGAAGTTATCGACGTTCTCCGTGATCTTCCTGAGTTCGTACTTGCCTAGGAATCGGAGGAAGTGGAAGTGGCTGTAGCGACCCGGATTCGCCATCGCTTCGCGAATCGTTTCTTCGATCAGCTCGCGGATCTCTTCCGGCTGCGCAGTAAGATCCATCAGTAGACGGTTCTCCTCGAACAGGTCCTTGACGCGGTATTCACGATATTCAGGCGTGTCCGGAACGCCGGCAGACCAAGTCTCCTGCATGAGATTGGCTCGCTCGTACGGATCTGTATACGCCTTCTTGATCCGTGTCTTGCGGATACGAGGGAGCGCACTCATCACGTTATCGCCAGCATCACCACGAAGGCACTTCTGGAACATGAAGAACTCTACGTCGCCATCATACTCGTCATCGAGAATCGGCCGCCGTGACTTACCCTTAGCAGGATCGATGAGGTCGATGTTCTCGTTGCGCAGGAGTTGGATGAAGTCTTGGTCGGCGCTGATGATCGTGATCCGGTTTTCGTCCCCATACATGTCAACGAAACCACCAACGAGATCGTCAGCCTCCAGATGTTTAGAAGCGAGGCACACAACAGCGGTCTCTTCGCGCATCAACTCCTCAAATTCGTTGAGGTGGTTGAGGAAGCGTTGATACTTCTCTGCCTGCGCTGGACTCATGTCCTTACGTCGGTTGCCCTTGTACGGACGTCCCGAGATGCAAAGTTCCTCGTCGAGTGTATATGCCTTCCGCCACGAGCTGCGGTCAAAGGTCATCACAACCTTTGACGGCTTGAATTCACGGAAATACTTGTTGAGGGTAGTAAGCGCAGAATGGTGAGCAAGTCCTGCGATAGTCTCTTCGTCTTCGGATTTGTTCGCGAAGAAAGTACGGTGCAGGAGGTTCGAGATGTCGAATATTAGGTAGTGGTCCATTCGTCTGGGTCGTCCAAGTCAACTTCGGGTTCAGTTAGCATGTTGCCGAAAGACTGCTCATCCATGTCCTTTGCGACATTGAGGGCGGTCTGCGCCAACCACTTCTGAACCATCTGGTTATCGTCGATCCCATTATAGCCTGCTTCTTTGAGCGATTCAACAAAGGCCTTGTTCCAATCGAGGGAAATCTTGAACCCACCTTTCTGATCGGGAATAGCATCACCGATCATCTTGACCCAAGGGGTTGGGCTGTCCTTGTACACTTCACTTTCGGGGTCGACAACACGATCAACGGCAATGTCGCTCTCCTCTTTGTCTGGTGGGTTGATAGCTATCTTTACCTGCTGCTTGAGCTTACTGATCATGACAGCAGAAACCACACCGCCTACTGTAACGATCAGTGTGAACAGCGCTACGATGATGAACAGAAGTGTTGTTGTATCCATTAGCCTACCTGAGGGAGAACGTAGATGTTGATGCCATTCATCTGCAAATTTAGAACTCCCTTCTCTCCTACTGAAAATGATCCGCCAGCATTCTCCTTGAATAGAGGGAGAACGATCTTGATCGGATATGTGTGAACGAAGTCGGTGTCACCGCCGTTGAGAGATTCAACATCAGCTTCGTACGTATGAGTGAACTTGTCACTATTTACGTCGTACATTTCGAAGGAGACCCCATTCTCATTGCTGATAATCGTCACAGTATCTGCGCTCATCGCCTGTTGTCCCTTCTGTAGAAGAACAACAGCTTCGGCTTCGAGCGGCACGAGAGTCTTCATCGTGTCGCTAACTGATTTCGGTGCTCGGATAGCAGACGGATTGGCGCACCGGAAGTCGACTTTAACACCTTTTGCTGCGATCAGCATAGTCTTAACGTACCCCTCGCCATCGCTTGTCGTAACATCTACAGTGAAGTTGTCTTGACCTTTGGCAAGGTCAAGACGCGAGAGTAGTACGTTGATGCGACTGAGCGCAACTGAATCGAACGGAAGATCCACGTCACTGAAAGCGTGATTGATCACAACGGTGCGATCTTCGTCGATAGCTCGAACGAGGTCCTTCTCAATAATCACTTCCTCAACGCCAACGCGCTGTGCGGTACGAACCACATTCTCGATGTATTGGATTACTTTGTTGTCTACTTTCATTTGACACTCCCATCGTCGTGTAGAGGAACCAGGCCGTCCTCTCCAAGTTCGACGAGATCCTTGTTTTGTTGGTTGTATATTTCTTGGATCAGCGAGAGACGTTGATCTCTATTGAATGTGAAGATATTTGCCTTGTCAGCTACGACGGTACTGTCGCGAGCAATCTGCAACAACATCATCGCCTGTAGATTTGATAGTCTCATGTTAGTATTGTCCTAGAATTCTAGTAGTGTGTCCACAAGCATGGATTGCTTAGAGGGCACTTCATAGCCGACAGCCTTAATGATGTTCCTTAGAGGGTTGTCAACAAGACGTTCGATGTGAGTGTCACGATCAATCGTGAAGTTTTCTAAGAACCACTCTGGCACGAAGTCGGCGTCTGTTGGAATAGCGATACTCTTAAACCTACCAACCTTTCGTGACAAGTAAAACACCTTGATCTTCATCCCTGAAGAAATAGGAAGACTAACCTTGTCCTCAAAGTCTTCGAGGCACTTGTTGTAGAAGATCGAAGCAGCCACGTGCCCTGGTAGACGTTGTCCATCGCCGTAGATTCTTAGTTGCTCTGTGTAGTGCTCAAGGCCTTTGATCCCCTTCGGCAGACCAATCGCCATTACGTCGTCGGTAGTACGAAGATAATCTTTGAACTCAACGATATCGGTAGCAATGCTGTCCCACGACTCGCCCTTGAGCAAACGACCAACGAACTCATTGAGTCGCTTCGAGATTGCAACTGGGAGGGTAGTCTTCTTCGTGTCGAGGCCCATGACCTTGAGTTTGTCGACGTCCTTTCCTTCATCATCGATAACATGCAGAATGTATCGCTTCTTATCGACGAAGATCCCGCGGTCGGCTACAACTTCACGGCCAGCCTGGATGATGTTATCGAACCCTTCGTTGCACAAGAACTTCTCGCGCATGAACTCCTGGAATGTTTGGTTGACATAATTACCGACAGCGTCTGCGATCTTGATCGCTTCCTCGCGATTCTGCGCACCAGTCTTGAAGTACGCAGAGTCTGTATCACCATAAGCGACCGAATGCTCGATACCATAGCCAAGACCGTCTTTCGTTTGATCCATTGATGTTCGGTGAGACGGCAAAACGTACTCACCGTCAAGAGCCTCACACGCGGCTGCACACATATGTTGGAGAATCTTTCTGCCTGTTGCGGTAGTACTCTCACCCATCCGCTTATCGTTGTAGCGGAAGAATGCATTCGTGAGTGCACCATAGTACGAGTTTAGCTTGATCTTATACACGTACTGTAGTCGATCGTAGTAGGCTTCTTTCTCACTGTCACCAGCATCTGAAGCCTGCTTCATGAGCTTCTTGTACTCTTTTCTCTTCGAGTACCATGTTGCCAGGATCGTTGGAATGATGCCATCGACGTTCTGATCAAACACCGTACCGTAGCCGCTGATCGCCCATTTGCGTTCTCTCAGAGCTTGTCGCCACTCGTCAGCAGTCATCTCTTCTTGACTGAAGTCTTCGTATTGGAGTGTTAGTGTGACAAGTGAGCCCTTCGCAATCTCGTCATGAGCCCGAACAGCTTCTTGGAACTGACCGATGATTACTTCGGGGCTAATGTTGAGAGAACGGATTGCCGATGGATATAGAGAGTTGATGTCAATGGAACCAATCCACTCATGCATGCCGATGTGTGGGAGGAGCACACAAGCGCCTTCAATACCACCATCACTCTCTTCAACAACGTTATCAGGCACACGCTCATTTCGTTCGTGAATACAGAACGCGTTCGTTGCGAGCTCAGCGAGCTTGATTGTGCCGGTTACATGAGACATGAAGCCCGTTGAAATATGATACATGTCATTCGCGAGCGTTACATAGCTCAAGCGATCTTCGAAGCCGTTTAGTACCTCTGTGTCTCGGATGTTGTATCGAGCGAAGTGAGAGAGGTCTTCGGCGTACAGTTGTTCAAGAGTGCCTTCGTACTCTAGCTTTCGGAGCTCCGGTAATACCTCCTCAGAGATCGATTCTAGCTTATATGAAGGACGCTCTGCGACTTCATACTTTTTGAACAGCTGCATATAGTCGACGCTGATTCGACCCTGCGGATCGAGCAGTGTTTGTTCGACGTTGAAGATTTCAACCTCACGCCAACGAGGTGCGGGCGCTTCAGGGAACGACAACATCCTAAAGTACTTCTCACCAAGTACCATTTGCAGTCGCTTACCGATGTACGGAATATCGAACAGGTCACTGTTCCAGCCACACATAACGTCCGTATCATCAAGCTCTGCAATCAGGTGTAGAAGAAGATCAACTTCGCTTTTGCACAGGATGATATCTTCGACGTCGAGGGATTCGGGTAGTGGCTCGACCTTGTCCATCGCCTCATAGAGTTCTTCAGGAGTGATATCCTTGAACTTGGGAGATGGGGTCAGCAGTAGTACTGTACGGTTCTCCCAACGATGATGAAGAGCAATGGAGTTAATCTCAGCGTACGGATTCTTAACAGAAGAGAACCCGAGCTGCGACTTATAGTCGACCTCGATATCGAGAAATGTAATGTTGAGTTTGGGTGCAGGTGCTTGATAGTAATGCTCACACAGAACCTTCAACTCAGGCGGAATATCAGACTCAAACATCGGAACGCGCTGAGCCTCAAACTGCCCGCGAGCAGCTTGCATTTCACTTGATGTCGTGAAATCGTGACGTTCGAGATGATCGCCGAAGATGCTTCTGTACTCGGCGCGTTCGTGGTCCTCGTCAACCGGCGTGAAGAAGTAGTAGGGGGCGGGGTAGGTAACAACCTCTCTTCCCGCCTCCGTACGTTCCCACACTATCACCTCGTCGCGCATACGCTGCGCCGAGATGTATGACATTATGCTGCCTCCGGCTTCGACTTAACTCCAGTAACGCTTTCGTATAGCTGCTCGAACTCTTCATTCTCCTGCTGGAGAGTCGCAAAGTCATGCTTGTACATCGTACGTGCGAGCTTGTTGACGACCTTCTTCTGAAGACCGAACTGTTCGCTGGTCTCTTTCGCAATGTCCTTGAGGGCCTCGCGCTCCTGATCGATGCGTTGCATAGCATACGTCATCTCGACGATCATTGCCTTCAGCTGTTGCAGTTTCTGCGGATCGGATGGGACTTCAATAGCCACTATAACCTCCTTCTTGTTGTTATGTAGGAGATTATAGTGGATTGGTGTTTAGGTTTACAACGCGCTAGTGTAAAAGATGTGATTGTCGATCTGAGTCACACGAAGAAGCTTCGAAGCCCAGACAGGCGCTTCAATGTAATCAGCGTGGTAGTGGTCAGCACCATGCGTGAAGTCAACGATCGCGCTCTCAGGGTCGAGCAGAGCCGATGCGATCCGCTGCGCCTGCTGGAATGCTTTGGGTTCAATCGGACGATCGGGCTTACCATCACAGTACCAAGAGAACTGACACATATGACGAACAGGAAACCCGTTAGCGTGTCGGTAGTGGGTATGTGTTACAACACCACACACGTCGTTCGGAAAGCGGTCATCCACAACACGCTTGAGCGTTACGATACCGACAGCCATCTGACCTCTGAGGGATTGGTTCTTCGCCTCGAAGTAGATGTTGAGGGCAAGACACTGACGGTCTTGTTCCGTTGCATCAGTAATCGAAGGTACTAGATTCCCTTTATCGATGCCAGTTGAAACTTCGTCGAAAGCGGGTACAGGCGCTGGGACATACGTCGGAAGCGTAATAGTACGCTGAACGGTTTCAGGCTCAAGGCCAAGCTTGATCAGAATCAATCCCACTACGAGAAAGAAGGCATGCCAATACCGCATGACTCCATACTCCCTTCACATTAACCTAACAGTCAGCCCATTATACAGCGCTGACTAGGCTAGATCAACTCATGAAGGGTTTAAGCCAGCTGCGGAAATCTCCAGGAAAATCGTCGGGTTGATAGAGGAACGGCTCCTTAGTCGCAATGTGGAGCCGAATCTGGAAAAGCTCCCCAGCCTTGACAGGCGCCGTCCGGTGAAGGAAGTGGGGATCAGCTGGAAATACAACCATCGTGCCACGTTCAGGGTTGAAACCAAATCCGTGTTGTGGGAATTCCAGCTTACCACCACTAACCTCAAACTCTGGATCGAAAGGTGGCTTGTCTTGATGGTCTGTCAGGAAGATGACGGCAGTGAGGTCACGATCTCGAACACGCACCCATTTCTTACGGAGGTACTCGCTGTTACTACAACGCCACTCGTCTTCAGCACCTTCAACATACCACTCGAACGTTGGGACTTCAGTTCCCCTGTAACTAACGCCATAGTGTTCTTCAATACCTTCAATCAGAGGTTCTACGCGCTGAAATATACCCAGTTCGTGTTTCTGGCTGTGACGTGTAGATGGCAGAGGGTTACCTTCAGGATCCATGTCAGGAATCGTTACGTCGAGTGCCGCAATGATCTCTTCACAGATCAGAGGTGAGAGGATGTTTTGGTAAATGAGAAACGGCGATTTTGGTGTCATAGATTAATAGTCGAGACCATCAAGACGTTCGATTGCCTCTGTTTGAAGAACACGGATCAGATCACGGAGTGTCATCTGAGAGTCTTCCAGCATATCGAATAGCTGCGCGGCAGCTTCCTTGGTGATCAGTGGCTCCTCCTCCATAGTTTCGAGACGCAGCTCCTCGGCCAGCAGCGAAACGATTTCGTCGGTGTCTAGTTCTTCCTTTATGATATTTGGGTCGATGATAAAGTTACCTGCCTCAAGAGCATTCTGGCCAACGAGGAACGGATGATCCATGTGACCACGGTCGTTCAGGTTAATGCTAACGTCTTTCAGCATCTTATCAGCGATCTTGATGTTCATCTTCACAACAGGTCGGTACTCTGTCTTTTCTGACGAAGGAACGCGGACAGCTTGTTGATCCGCCAGAGGCATGGTGAAGCGATTCTCTGATAGCTCAGGGCACATGAAGCTTACCTTACCGTTGCCGCGGTCAATCTCAATGTCTTCAGCATGTAGGCTGCAGATCGAGGCACCAGTATCAACCTTACCGGTCAGCTCCGCGCCAGTTGGGAGATCGGTAATCATCACTTTGACAATATCGGGAATGATCCGACTCTGATCGATCTCCTTGAATCCTTCTGTGACCTTCCTACCACCAAAGCGTGCAGGAGTATCGAAGCGAACTGTGGAAGGCACCATCTGAAGTTTGTTGTTGAAAGCCCATACAAAGACAATCCAGTCTTTCATTTCAGCTGCTTTAGCTTTCTCAACGTTCTCTTCGTTTTTGCGGACGCTATACACAACAAGAGCTTTGTACCCTTTGAGGATCATATCGAGCACGCTATGCTCGGTGCTCTTGATCTGGCGGTACTCAACATCATTCACTACGATGGTCTCGTCGAACTTGACTTGCCCACCGCCAAATGATTGCTTTAGCGCATCCAGATTAGCAAACTCGTTCATTGATTACGTCCCTTCATATCGTCGTAGAAGGTATTTATGCGCTGTAGCAGCGGTTCCACGTAGTCGTCGATCTTCCGACGATACACCATTGGTACCATCCCACGCTCAACAGCAATCAGAACTGCGATGTCATCGATCGGTTCACCAAACAGCTCAAAGAACATGATAGCGTATGCTGTGCACTGTAGGAAGTAGTCTTCCACCATGCCTTCGTCTTTGTTATTGTTCGAAGTCTTGAAGTCAATGACAGATAGAACCCCATCGTACTCGCCAACACAGTCGACTGTACCAGCGAGACCAAGACGCTCGCTATACATGAACAGTTCCTGTGCTCGAATGTTGTTGATCTTATTGAGACGAACCTTGAGCTGGTTGAACAGCTTAGCATGCTCGATCTTATATCCTTTGGTGGGGTTATTTTCGTTCATCAGGTACTTCTCAGCCATCTCGTGGACAGCTGTACCTCGTTCAGAACACCGTTTCTGTTCGCGATCAGCCTTTTTGTCACCGAGCATGTTGCGCCAGTCCTGAAGCCACGGCTTATCACCATGACCGAGAACGGTCGTCACGGAAGGGTAAGATTGTCCGTTGGGGCAGCGGTACCAGCGTTGGCCTCCACGCATCTCTCGGCTGATATCACCGATCTCGTGGGGTACACCAATAGTGTTGAAAGTAGGCATGATAGTATTTATCATACCACAAATGCGGGGTCAGAGGGAACGTTTAGTTTTGAGCTCGGTAAGCGTCTTCGACCTGCTCACGTCTTTTCTTCGACATCTGAGACCATGTTTCACCAGCAGCCTTTTTCTTAGCACGCTTTCGGTTCTTGCGGTCAGCGTACGCTTGGATGCGAGAGCTGACTTCAAACAGGTCTGCTACTTTCACTGTTTGCTCCCAGGATCACGACTCATCTGCTTCTTGCACTTACGTTCGTGCTTAGGTAGGTTAGGTACCGCCCTCCCGCACCAGCGGCATCTACCTTTACCCTCTTTTTTCTGTTCGAATAGGTCCAGTAGTTTCATTACTTCGACAGTCTCTTGTTGAGCTTCTGCACCAGTTTCGACTTAGCGCTACGCTTAGTGTTGTTGGCTTTGCGACGAATGATGCCACCCTTCGTACGTTGTACCTTCTTACCAACACGCTTCTTCTTAGGATCGGCTCGCGTAACGCACGTCTTGGGGTCGGACACCAGCTTGCCCGCTTTTGGACCTGTCGTGCAACGGTACATTTTCTTGATGTTCTTACCGGAGCGCTTGTAGGCGCGCTTCACGCCTTCGGAAAGAACTTCACCAGCTTCATCCACAAAGACGATTTCGCAATCAGTGCACTCTTGCTCCTGAATGATCTCATACAGTTCTTTCAACAGGCTCATTAGCTTATTCCTTTAGCTGTCTTTGGTTTACGCTGTGCACTCATGCGCTTCAGACGTTTGTTGGCTTTGCGCACCATCTTTGAAGTGTTTGTTTTCAGTGCGATCTTTGATTTGCGGATACGAATGTTCTTCTTCTCAGAAGCAATCTTTCTACCAGCAAGAACACGAGCGAGACTCTTGCGCTTCACGCACGTCTGTGGGTTAGCAACCAGACGACCCTTCTTTTCGCCTGACACGCAACGGAACTTGCGTGTAATCTTCTTGCCCTGACGACGAAATGCAGTTGTCGCTTCCTCGCTGAGAACAGCGCCATCCTCGTTGACGTATACTACTTCAAGTTCATCGCCATCCTCGTCGAGATAAACATAGTCGTCACCTTCATGAATGATGTCCAATAGCTCTTTTAGAAGACTCATTAGTCAATCCCACGCGATCCGGCATTATAGCCAGTAGTTGTTGTGTTGTTACCCCCCGACGTTCCGGGCTGATCAGGCGAAATCCCCGTCACACTCGGATCTTGCTTTGACTGTCCGCGCGAAGCTTTTGCCTTAGCCCGATCCATCATCTTCTGCTTTTGTCGCTGCTCAGCATTGCGCATTACTTCACGCTTATACATAGCCTGAAAGCGCTTCTGTCCAGATGGCGAGCCGGATCCCTTTTGAGCTTGTTGTAGTTGAGGGTTATTGGCCACAAACTCAGGATCGATGACCATCGGCGACTCGTCTTCGAACTCAGCCAGAAATTCCTTGAACGTGAGCATTAGCGATCTCCTAGGTACTTGAACAGGTAGCGAAGGAAGTCTTGCGGATCCATTTTCGAATCACTATTCTTGTCAACCTTGTTGAAGACGTTGACTGTCCCCTTTTCTTCTTGTTCTACCCCAACCGCCATATCAGCAGCTGCAACGGGATCTGCCGACGGACCGAGGTCATCTTCATCAGCAGCCATGTCGTGCTTCCATTTGGCTAGCTGAGCGAGGCGTTTGGCTTCTTTGTTCTCGTCTTTCTTGTTCTTGTAGTACGTTTCCATGTCTAGAATCTGTTCTTCTTGACGTACTTTAGCCATTGCCGCTTCTCGCTCAGCTTCCGCCTTTTTTGCTTCTGCCTCTGCTTCTTTCGCTCTTGATTCAGCTGCTTGAGCGTCCTGTTGAGATTTCAGGAGATCGATGACCTGCGAGAGCATAGTTGCTTGGTCAAATTCTTCGCCGCCCTCATCGTCTGCCTCCATATCAAGATCGTCTTCGCCTTCACCCTCTTCGTCGGCGTCGAGATCGTCTTCGCCTTCGGTGTCGTCTAGAGTTTCATCACTAGCTTCAGTTGCATCCTCTTCTTCATCTTCTTCGATCTCGGGCCAGATCACATCAACAATCGTGAAGCGATCCTTGAGTTTGAAGAGAACCTCAGCGATCTCCATAGACGTTTTGTCGTCCGTGAGAGCTTCGTCGTCTTCGCCGTGAAGCATGTGAGCAAGGGCGGTTTCAAAATCGTCTGCTTCATCAGCGGCGACAAGAACACGAACGACTTGGCCGTTCTCATCTTCAAGACCAAACGTCTTCGTATCTTCCATGTTCTTTGCTTTCTTATCCGCAGCAGCCATCTTCGACACGACAGCGGCAGGGTCAAAAGACTGTTCTGCTTCCACCATGCGGAAAAGATAGCCAACGGGTGCTAGTCGGCTGCGAACCTTGTCTTCCTTCTTGCGTTGCTTCTTTCTCGTCTTTCCCCCGATGGGGCTGCGGAACCCGGCAATTGCGCCTGCAGAGGTCGCTCCGGCAGCAGCCATTTCAGAAATGACGTCCTTGAGTAGTGACATGTGAAACCATCCCTATCTATAGTGATTCGTCAGTATTTATTGAGACGGACTTCTGGGAAACAAAAAACCCGACACAGTGGCCGGGCTTTTTGCGTGGTTAGATGGGTGTTACAGTATCTCTGTGTTGTCGGGTTTGAAAGTCCGCCACTTTGGTTCGATTGTGATCTGTTGTGAGTGCTGCAACCAGTCTTCGAAAGAGAAGGCTGTTCTCATATGCTGCTTGATGTAGTCAGCATATTCGCTGTAGCAGTCAGCGATCTTTGCACGAAGAGGTTCGGGCAGTCCCGAAACATCGAGGGCTTTGATGTTGGACGGAACGACAGTTGGGACCACATATCGTTCCGTTCCTTCGCCCTCTCCGTCCTTCGTGTATCGAATTTGAGCGAGCTTTCCTACCTTCAGCTCAGAGAGATCACTCATCGTCAGCTGGGATGTCCAGAGCAGCTGCAGGTGCATCGTCGGCTACAGGGCCGGATTCTTCAACAGCTGCGTCCGCGGCCGCCATTTCACGAATCTGTGCCTGGATCTGACCTGCCAGGTGACGGCATGCGCTGTCCATCTGAGCGAACGTCTTCTGTGCTTCGGCGCGGTCGGCGACCCACACATCGTACGTTGCGATCAGGCGCTGAACCTGTTCTGGTAGTTCGTTTACGGCGTATGCTACGTCGTCGACTAGAACTTCGCGTGGGCGAACTTCTTCTGTTGCTTGTGTTTCTTCACTCATGTGATTCTCCTATAGGTTTTACATATGTGTTGAGATACTTATCTTCACCCTTAACGCGCGTTATTCAATGTCGAACAGATCGTCCAGAGCATTGGCGGGATCACGACCAGTCTTCTCGCCGACTATATATGCCGCCTCGCTGATGCCCATTGTCAGGGTCCTGTTCTCGGGTGTAGGCAGTGCCACACTCTGTACGGATGGCGCGTCAGCATCCACCACTCTAATGTTCGGCAGCCACTTCAATGTGACCATCTTACCGACACCATCGCTTGTTCGTGTCTTGACGAACTGGAATCGGCATTCGCCTTGAGCTTTCATTGTCTCATTTGCAATGATAGAAATCCACGTGTCTGATGTATTGATTTTACTGATACCACCAGCAACGTGACTTTGACGAATACGTTCTTCGTCCACAGCCCCTCGGTTTTGCTGCGAAGCAGTTGCAACCGCCATGTTGTAGTCGTTACCAATATCGCGGAGCTGCTCAGCAGCACGCTTGTCTTTCTCGAACACGTTATCAGCCGAGACCTTCTCGTTTGACCCCATGATGTCGAGGTAATCTATGACAAGAACGTCAGGAATGAAACCTTTCTTCAGCTCATACTCTTTCAAGTATGCGCGAATCTGTCTAGCGCTCGTACCCGAGTTCATCCTTTTGATCGTGATGTTTGCTGTACTTTGTGCTTTCTTCTCAACCGATTGGACGATCTTTTCTTTGTGGTATTTCCACACAGCCGTTGGCACTTCCGAGATCATTGTATCGTAGCGTTGCGACACCAGTTCTTCGGACAGCTCGAGGGTTATGTATAGCACCCTGAGACCTCTTTCAGCCTGGTTCAGTGCGTAGTTTGCTAGAATGACCGACTTACCAACACCGGAGTTTGCTGAGAACACCAGTAGTTCTTTCCGAGCGTGACCACCAAACAACAGGTCGTCGACTTCGGACCAACCTGTTGGTAGACGACCACCAGCGCGCTCGAGGTTATCAAGACGCTCACGGACGTTCTCGAAGTAGTCAAGACCAATGTCACGGTTCAGTGATACTGTAATCGCGTCACGAACCAGCGTTTCAATCTGACCATAATCCCCCTCTTCCATCAGCTTTGGTGACGAGAGGATTGCCGCTTCTAGTGCCGAGTATCGGCAGAACTTCTCAATCTCATCGGCGACGTATGCCTGTTGGTCGTGTGTAACTTCTTGAGTCTTGAGTTGGACAGAAGTCTCGGCGGCGATTTGATCCGTGGAAGGCAGGTTGTTGTATTCGTTGTAGTACCCCTGTACGAAACGTACTGTACGTCTGAACTCGGGGTCGAAGTATTCAGGCTCGATGATTGATGAGCATAGTGCAAAGGTGTCAGGTGAGCTGACGAGGTATTCAAGTAGTAGTTTTTGCTTTTCTGTTGTTACATCCATTCTTGATGTGTCTCCTATCTGTAGTGCTCTATGTACTAGAGGACCTTAGAAGGCCTACACTACAAAGACAGGAGGATACACTTCATCCAAAATGGTCTCAACTGCTGCAAGATTTCCACTCGACACTACGAAAGAGGTGATAGATTCCGCAGCGCCAATACCGTCAGGGAAGATTACGCGTCGGGTGACACGATCGGGGTTACCGAACGGGGATCTGGCAAGAGGTAGGAACATGTCGTTGGTATCAACATCGACAGTCGAGGCAAAGTAAAAGGACGCACCTTCTGCAGCTCCAGGCGTGGTGGTAAGATCACCAAGGTCAATCGTACGCACTCGATACTCGCGACCCTGGAGGAATACTGTCTCAGCGCTACTCCATGGTGACTGGGGGTCGGGGCTCGGATCCGCTGCGTATGTCGTCGGAAATTCGACCCCCAGTTCAACAAACATGATGTCGATGTTAACGGGTGCAGCAACGAGATTTGTCGTTGCAACAGTTAAGATACCGTCATTGGACAGCTGGAATATTGCTGGAGCTGTTGCCGCAGCAACGGCACCGCTTACGGGGTTAGTTGTGCGTGCAATAAATTGGGCTATACCCGACTCGGGACGCTCGAAGTTAATTCGGGTTGTGTTCGAGTCGACGATCTCCACGGAGAGAGGTTCAATTTCCAGACGTTGGTCTAGGTCAGGCCTATCAACAGCAACCTGAACGACGGGGTTGCTGTTGAGATTGTGGCGAACTGTCCATGATGAAGACACGATCGACTGTGTGTAATTGAACAGGACGTTTCGTGGTTGTCGGTTCGTCACACCAGGAATTCGCTTAGCCAACGTGTTGACGTTCCGATCCTGTAGACGGTTGACTTGTGACAGCTGACCTGTACAGCCTTCAGTAATCGTACAAAGCCCGATTGTCGTCAACCCGCGCTCATTCTCGCGAAGCTGGATTAGACGATTGCACCCTGAGCATTTGTAGACTACTGTTGCCATCTTACACTAGTTGGATGTTGCTCGTTGCTCGTGTGTATTCCTTGAGCATCTCGTCGTCAAGCTTCGACTCGGCGACAACAGCCGATTCTTTGAGCATGGCGACCGTCTGTTCACGAGCAGAGATCAGAAGAGGGGCGAATGCAACTGAAACGCCTTGTGGTCCAGGCTGAACCATCAGAATGCGTGGATCTTCGATCGTGAGAGTCCCACCGTCGAAGTTCTTCACTTTACCGATCAGCTCTTCGCCGGTTACGAGTTTGAATGCCTTTGTGTCCATGTTTGTCTCCTTATGTATTTACAGCCGCGTATAGATCCCATAGAGGTTTACCACAAAGTAGAACACTTGTAGGGACACCAACGCCCACTCCTTGATCAGAGTGCCGGCTATTAACCAAACAATAGTTCCAGTAGTGTACAGGAAGAACGGCCAAGCATCAAGAGCCCACTCAGGTGAGATTGCCACACAGGTTGCGGCTGTGATTAGCGCACTATTGCCAACCCACTTGAACACGTTAAACATCTTTGGGTGAATCGTCAACCAATGAACCAGATATGCATACCAATGAAAGATCATCGTTTTTGGTACTTCGGTAATATGGGGATTTTGACTGACTCCCCCGCACGGCGCACTGCTTCGCTGTTCTCAATGAGATAGTAGATACGAGCGAGTTGGTAATCTTCTTCCGTCATGTTGATGTTGTTGTAGTTCTTGATCACACCATAGATTGTCTCGCCGGCACGAAACTGGTGCTCAACTGTATCGTATTCGTATGCCACTTATCTCTCCTGCATTAAGTCCAGTAGCTTATCATAATCCGGGAAAGCTGATTCTCTGACCGCAAAATAGTACGGCGTATTGTATATGATAATCTCTGCTCCTGACAAGATGCCCTCGTGTAGATTGGTCGACCGGTACGTGAACTTCAGCAAATCACGGAAAGTTTCTTCTGCCGCATTCGGATCAAGGTTCTGAAAGATTGACTCGAATACGGTGCGATACTCGTCACTCGAGTTTGTTACCTCTGACGAATAGAGGAACTTGAAGCCGTTAATAGGGAATACGTAGAAGGGCTCCTCGTCGCGCTGTGCCTCCGCTAGGGTCGACGCACCATTGGTGAATACAGCCCGTTGACGGAGCTCGACGAACTCGTCATCAAATGCTTCGTTGAACACTTCGACGAAACCGGAGCGTTGCTTGCGCTTGCGAACCTTAACCTTATGAACGTCATCATAAGCGTTAGGTAGATTTTTGAATAGAGGAGTGAGATGCGACTCACGCAGAAAATCAGAGCACGCTTCCCGCAGCCCTGCAAACGCTTCGTAGTGTTTATGTTCGAATATCTGTCTCAGTTGCATGAACCGTATTTATCTACGGTTCATGCGTCTGAGTGTTTGGGTACGATGCCTTAAGCCGCCCGTTGGCTTGCGGCATCCTCCTCCATGCGCTTGAGGAGATCGTTTGCTGCCTGGATAGCCTTCGGTTGCATGTAGTACGGACACCGCTCGATCTCATCGATGCAGTAAGCGAAGTCGCACTGATACTCATAGAGGGCAGTACCCTTAACAGCTTTGAACCGAGGGCCGAACGGTTCGGATGCTTTCTCGAAAGCACGGTGCAGGAACTCAAGAACCTGCGGGATATTGATTTCACGGGCCATGGTGGTTAACCTTACATTACGGATTGAAGATTGTGCATACACCTGCATGCACACCCAGGACGTACTATACGCAGTCTGATACAGCTGTCAACGAGTTGTATATGGTTATTTTACTCTGAACTAACCGCAGTAAGAGATCGGGACACACATATCTCCATCTCTATCTCTTCTGTGATGTTGTTAGCCAGTCGGTACATCCTCTGTATTACTTTTGGGTCGCACTGAGGTCGTACTTCCTCGATCATCGAGGACATCAACGTCTCTAGATATACAACCAGAGCTGCCTGTTCGTCTATCGTCATGCTGTTATTTACCTCAACATAAATAGTCGTATGCCATTTTCATCCAGTCAAGGTTCCAGTTTCCGCAACAAGCCAGCGCCTGTTATCGGTGGTTGCACGCCCGAAAACGATTGGGATGCTCTTCTTGATAGCCTAGATCCAGAAGTCGATTATAGGTTCAACGAGACGATTGGTTCGACCCCTGCTCTTGTAAACTGTGGAAACCTAGGTTCCACATTTGATATGCTCGATGGTACTAACTTCAGTGGTAACTCTCCCGAGTATGAGTTACAAGGTGGATACACCGGACTTGACTTCCCCGATAGCACCTTCGCTGTGGGTTTCAATAACCCTGGATTCAATGAGGTTCTGAGTACATCCGGTCCGTTTACAGGACTAAACACAGTTCTCACTGGCTCGATCATCGCAATATTCCGTAAGCCGATCGGCTTCGGCAACGAGATTATCTTTCGTGGGTCAGACGGCGACGTCGGCGGCGGCGAAACCCCCACAAACTCTTTCACCATTGGTGTCGATAACGGCAACGCATACGTTGCGGCGACCGACGATCTTGGAACGGAAGTTTTTCGATTACAAGATGGAACAACGTTCGTAGACGACGAAGAATGGTACATGGTCGTGTTCACCAACGACGGCACACCAGCCGGCAACATCATATACATTAACGGTTCCCTGGCAGACAGCGGCTCTACAGGTGCTTCAGTCGCATGGGTTGGCACATATTCAAACCTTTGGACATACGCTACTGTTGGTGGATGGGTGTTTGATGATGGTAGCGAATCGGACACTGATTTCTTTAGCGGCGACATAGACTATCTAGTTTTCCTCGACGACGTCCTTACACCCGCAGAAGTAGAAAATCTGTGGCTTGTATACTCCGGTAGCCCACCAGGTGGTGGCGAAGGCGGAGAAGGTGGCGAAGGCGGAGAAGGCGGAGAACTCCCCTGATAACTAACCCTTGACTATAAACTGCCGTATATCGTACGGTTCTATGAGCGGTAACCGAAGGCAGTAAATACTCCTACATTTCACCACCCTGTGAAATCAACGACACTTCTGCGATTACCGGCTAGACGGCTGGTGGGTGGTTTATGCGCTTTCGAAAATAAGAATAAGAATCAAGGAGAAACACATGACATCCGACTCCCCTATTTTCGTCACAAAACGTGACGGTAGTAAGGAACCACTAGACCTCGACAAACTACACCAAGTCCTATTCTGGGCTACAGAAGACATCACAGGAGTATCTGTCTCTGATATCGAAATGAACTCGAAGATCCAGTTCTTCGACGGCATTAAAACACGAAGTATCCACGACACAATGGTTAAGGCAGCAGCCGATTTGATCTCGGAGGATACACCAAACTATCAGTACGTAGCGGCACGCCTTATGGTGTTCAATCTACGTAAGGAAGTGCTTGGGCAATTTGAGCCAATTCCTCTTCGTGAGTTCGCACAGCAGAACATTGAGCGTGGGCTTTACGACCCAGCGCTGCTTGAGCAATATACGGAAGAAGAGTTCGACCAGCTTGAGAAGATTGTTAAGCACGAACGCGACATGGATTTCACCTATGCTGCTATGAAGCAGTTCGAAGGTAAGTATCTTGTTCAGCATCGCGATACAGGAGAAATCTGCGAGACGCCGCAGTACGCCTACATCTTCATCGCAGCCACGATGTTTGCTACGTATCCACAAGAAACGCGCATGCGTTACATCAAGGAGTTCTATGAGGCAGTCTCGACACATAAGATCAGCCTACCAACACCTATCATGGCTGGCGTTCGAACGCCAGATCGCCAGTACTCGTCGTGTGTTCTAATCGAGTGCGATGACAGTCTCGATAGTATTATTGCTACCGTTGGTGCTGTCATCAAGTACATTTCCAACAAAGCTGGCATCGGTATTGGTGGTGGACGCATTCGCGCTGAAGGCTCTAAAGTACGTTCCGGTCAATCTGTTCACACCGGTGTGACGCCGTTCTACCGTCTATTCCAATCAGCCGTAAAAAGCTGTTCACAGGGTGGGGTTCGCGGTGGGGCGGCGACTCTTTACGTTCCGTTCTGGCACGCTGAGATCGAGAACATCCTCGTTCTCAAGAATAACAAGGGTACGGAGGACAATCGCGTTCGCCGTATCGACTACGGGATTCAGTTTAACAAGCTGATGTTCGAACGCTTCCTCAAAGATGGCGAAATCACATTGTTCTCGCCGCACAATGTGCAGGATATGTACGATGCGTTCTATGAGGATCAAGAAGAGTTTGAGCGCCTGTACCTCAAGTACGAGAACGATCGCAAGACGCCGAAGCAAAAGGTTCGAGCTCGTGAGCTGTTCTCCGCGTTCATGAATGAGCGAGCTGAGACGGGTCGCATCTACTTCATGAACGTTGACCACGCCAATACACACAGTTCGTTCGATGTTCCAATTCGTATGTCGAACCTATGTTGTGAGATTGACCTACCAACGAAGCCTCTTGATAGCTTGGATGACCCAAACGGCGAAATCTCGCTCTGCACGCTTTCCGCCATCAACCTAGGTACGATCAACCTATCGAACCTCGACGACATTGAAGAGCGATGCCGTATTACGGTTCGTGCGCTAGACCAGCTTCTTAGCTACCAGAACTACCCGGTTCTTGCTGCGGAGAAATCCACGCTCGCACGTCGTCCTCTCGGCATTGGTGTTATCAATCTTGCTTACTACCTCGCAAAGAACGGCACTTCGTATAGCGACCCTGCTGCACTTCGTCTCATTCACGAGACGTTCGAAGCTCTGTCATACTACTTGATCAAAGCGTCCATGGAGCTTGCGAAAGAACATGGTGCTTGCGAGTGGTTCCATGAGACGAAGTATGCGCGCGGTATCATGCCGATCGATACGTACAAGAAGGACGTTGATGAGCTCTGCGACCCTACTCTTAACCTTGACTGGGACTGGCTCCGCGAACAGGTTAAGACGCATGGCATGCGCAACAGTACGCTGATGGCTCTGATGCCAGCAGAAACGTCCGCACAGATTTCCAATGCAACCAATGGTATCGAGCCCCCTCGTGCTCTCGTCTCCATCAAAGAGAGCAAGAATGGTGTTATCCGACAGGTTGTACCAGAGATTCACAAACTCAAGAACAGATATGAGCTCGCTTGGGATATGCCTTCCAATGAAGGGTATATCAAGCTTCTCGGCATCATGCAGAAGTTTATGGACCAAGGCGCGTCAGGTAATGTATACTACAATCCTGCCGCCTATGAAGGGGGCAAGGTGCCTATGTCCGTCATGCTCAAGGACTTCCTGATGATGTACAAGTATGGCTGGAAACAGGGGTACTACCACAACACGTATGACGGTAAGAGTGACGACGATGTTGTGGGTGAAGCTGATTGCGACGCTTGCACGATTTAAGGAGAACTAGATGGCAGATACTGTCTTTTCACATAAGAAAACAGACTTTACGAAAGAGGCGATGTTTTTCGGCGCTGAGCCGAACATCGCCCGGTACGATGTTCAGAAGTACGCAGTATTCGAGAAGCTAACGGACACACAGCATTCGCTGTTTTGGCGCCCTCAGGAAGTTGATTTGACGAAAGATGCTCGAGACTTCAAGCGTCTCGAATCGCACGAGAAGTTCATTTTCCTCGCGAACCTCAAATACCAGATCCTTCTCGATTCGGTTCAGGGGCGATCGCCAACGATCGCTCTCCTGCCGTATGTTTCGATTCCGGAACTAGAGGTGTGTATCCAGGCGTGGGCGTTCTTCGAAACGATCCACAGTCGTGCCTATACCCACATCATCCGGAACATTGTAACAGATCCGTCAGAGATTTTTGACGTGATCCTTGACGACGAGAAGATTCTTGCGCGTGCGACGGCAGTAACGAAGTACTACGACGACTTCATCGAATACGCCAAGTGGTACGATCTTCTTGGGTTCGGCACACATCAAATCAATGGCGAGGAGATTGAGATCACCGAGTACGATCTGATGAAGAAGCTGTACCTGTGTCTGATCTCCGTATACATCCTCGAAGGTCTTCGCTTCTATGTCTCGTTCGCTTGTTCATTTGCGTTCGCGGAACTCGACAAGATGGAGGGTAACGCGAAGGAGATCTCATTGATCGCTCGCGACGAGGGTCAACATTTCTCGATCACTACAAACATCATTCGTGCTTACGTTCAGAAGGAAGGCAACGAAGTGATGCTTCAGGTGATGAAAGACTGCGAAGCAGAAGTGTATGAGATGTTTGATAACGCTGTTCAACAGGAGAAGGAGTGGGCAGAGTACCTGTTCAAGGACGGATCAATGATCGGCCTCAACGCCAAGCTGCTTGGTAACTACGTTGAGTGGATGGCAAACAAGCGCATGCGCGCACTTGGGTTCAAAGGACCGTACGATCAACCGTCTAATCCGCTTTCGTGGACACAAAGCTGGCTGTCTTCTCGTGAGAAGCAAGTTGCTCCTCAGGAAACGGAGATTGAGAGCTACCTGATTGGTGCGATTGAGAATGACGTGAAAGATGACACGTTTAGCGACTTCGCCTTATAAATAGGTGTATGCTTCTTAACGAACTCTTCAACTCAGCTCGCAATCGTGTACTCAAGTGGAGATACGATGAAGAACACTCGAACGAGGTTATCGCCTCGTTCGAGACGTCCGACGGTAAGCACGCTTACTCTGTAGCAATGGATGGCAACGCCGAAGGTCAATGGTGGGTGTCATTTGCGCACATGGATCCAGAAGACGGTGAGCACTCCACAGATATTGTACCTGTTGGTGATAATGCTATTTCGGTCCTAGCAACAGTGTACGATATTATCAAGGACGTAATTCGCAAGAAGTCGGTGAAGATGTTAGTCTTTAGTGCCAAAGAACCTTCGAGAGTTAAGCTCTACAGCAGGATGGCTAAGCGATTTAATCCCAACTACGAGAAGAAAAAGATCGGGATGAATATGGTCTTCAAAGTTCCTGTGGACGGCAACACCCCTGCAAAAAATCGTTGACCCCGTCTACGTTCCATAGTATCTTTGAAGCATAACCCCTCAAAGAGGAACGGAAATGAGACTCAACGAAGTGAAACGCCCCGACTATGTCCTCTACGTCGACCTGGACGGTGTCCTCGCGGACCTGACTAGCTACGTCGAAGACCTACTGGGGATCACCATTCAGACGCAGTCTGATGGCAACTGGCATAACGACGAAGCAATCTGGGACGACATTCGTGCGTTCGGAGGCTCCGAACCGAACTTCCAGGATCTGAAGCCGATGCCTGATGCGATGGAGCTGTGGGATTTTCTCAAGCCGCATCGTCCGCACATCCTCACAGCAACCGGCTATCCGGTCGATGTGAACGCTCGCAAGAAGCGTAAGTGGGTGAGTAAGCACCTTACGGGCTACGATCAGGTTTACACCGTGGAGAAAAGCAAACTGAAAGCTCAGTTCGCTGCTCCGAACCACATCCTAATCGATGATCGGACAAAGTCGACTCGGCCGTGGAAGCAAGCAGGTGGCATCGCTATCCTCCACCGTAGCGCAGCGGAGACGATTCAGAAGCTGAAGGACCTAGGATTCTAAGTCTTCTTCATCGTCATCATCGTCATGGTGGGCTTCTTCATAGATAATGGCATCGCCATTGAGAAGCTCACCATGCTTGACGAGATACTTCGCAAGCCCCTCAACATCTTCCACAGTTTCCATGATGTGGTGACGTTGTAACTCAGAGTACCATTCATCGAACACCAGCCTTCCTGTCCGTTGATCTAAAACAGTACAAGAGTAGTCCTGGGCGTTGGCGTGCCACTGATATGTATACAGGAATGTTCGCCCCTCACTAAGATCGAACGGATCGTCGTCTTCGTCCAGATACTCGAAATAAGTATCGAAGTTATCAGCATCCGGAATCTCTTCGAACTCAAGAGGGTTGACGTTCATAGAGACGGCAGCACAGATGATCATCTGTGTGGCGAAATCGAGTTCTCGATAGAGGTCGTTTTCGAGTAGAGCGTTATGAGGAGTTGAGTGTCCGTTGAACAGCAGCCCGTCGCTGCCAAAGGAAACCTGAATATCTGTTCCGAAGGTTCGGAACAGTACAGAGAGTGCTTTATTCATCATTTGATCTTTGCCAAACCAGCAATTGCCGGCAGTAACTCCACCATCTGATCGAATGCCTTTTCAACAAGGGCATCGTCTTTGATCTTGCTGGCCAGTGCGGCAGCGCGCTTCGTGGCAATGACGTCCTCTGCGAGCTCAGTAAATTCATCTGCAGTCATTTCGCCTCGCTCAACAGCACCAGAAGCTTGCAAGATCCGGTGCGCAGCCTGGGAGACGCTGTGGTGTGGGTCGACTAGATATGCACGTAGGTGGTCTCTTACGGTTTCAATACTTTCCACATTACTTCCTCACTTTCTGCTGGACCGCCACAGCGGCGAGCGCAGCTTGATCGACAATAGCATCTATCTTCAGTTCGCAGTACATTGACGAAGGAGTTGTTTCACCACTCTTATAGCGCTCTCTGAGCTCCTCGGTGGTCTCGCGGATGATCGCGATCATCTCCAGAGTGTTAGTATTGTCGCGTTGGCGATACTTAGCGTAATTTTCCAGATGGTTGAGCTCCATCAGCAACCCATCAGCAACCATAATCATCTGATGGTTGCCAACATTGCCACACAGTGCCCGAGCAGCTTCCGTCATGGTAATGTAATCGGTGAACCCCTTATATTCCAGAGGATCGAACCTAGACGTCTGGACTAGACTACATCCAGAGAGAACCACGAAAAGAAGTGCTGTTGCTAGTGTCCTCATCACAGTATTTATACCCCCGCCTTGTCGCGATAGAATTGACGCTCAGCAGCTTTCCATTCCTGGCATTGTCTCAGGTAATTCTTGAGCCCTTCTTCGCCGAATTCTTCCTCGAGCAAGAGGTGGATCATCTTGTCTCGAGCGAGACGGAAGAACGAACTACCACCACGAAGAACGCGACGTTGGTAGCGCGTACGAAGATGTGTGGTGTCCATAACCAGATATTGGAGCCATCGCGCCGAAATCTGGGCGTGAGGATGTTTACGAGGGTCTGTATCCATCTTTGTTGTACCTCTTGAGGATTTCACGAAGTTCATCGCTGTACACTTTACGGCGCTCACCCTCATCAGACAACAGAAGTTTGTACCGGGTCTCGCGCTCTAGGGCCTCCTTGAGCCTGGCTTCGGTCTTCTCCTTTTCCTCGATGGTGAACCTGTATACAGGAAACCCTGCAATATAGTCGGTGTTGACGATACCAATCTCTCTGAGGTAATCGATGAGCTCGGCGCGACTCTGAACCTTTACAGCTGTGGCACCTACCTTCTTCTGAATCGCTAGGAGGATGTCCCTGTACCGCTGGATCTCCTCTTGGACCTCGGCTAGGCGCTTCTCGTATCGCGTGTAGTACCACTGAAGGCGCCATTCTGTGAACTGTCTCACCACTTCAACGGCTGTAGCTGTTCCGACAGTCTCACCATCAATATCGATGTAGGTCAAGTTCTCATTTTCTTTGGTGATGAGCTTGAGAAGTGTCATCAACTTACCGTCAGTCAGCTTACTCAACTCACTGCGACGGAACTTGACAACGATGTCGATTACGTCTTTCGAGTTGTCCTCGTAGTCAACGATCTTGCCCTGCTCAACGAGTTTGTCAAGAAAGTCAGTGTACTTCTCGTGCGACGTGTTGAATGAAAGTGAGGTGATTTTGACGGTCGTCGTGTTGACACGTTCAACTGATCCCCTGAACACGAACACGCCAGGTTCTGCTTCCATTGCCTCGACGTTAAGAGGAGTGAACTTCGGAATGATCTCCTTTGGCAGTCGCTGCACACCACGAAGCACCTTGAGCTGAACATCGATAATGTCAGCGAGGTCTCGAGGAAGGATGTTCGTGGCAAATCCAACAGCGATACCGGATGTTGGATTTAGAACGATCGTCGGTACGAGAGGAAGGAAGTGTTTCGGTTCCATCTCTGTGCCATCGTAGTTCTCCTCCATCGGAACGAGATCGATATCACGGAACATCACATCTTTTGTGAACTCGGACAACTTGACAGACGTGTATCGAGCGGCACCATATGCAGACGGATTCAACAGTGTACCGAATGCGCCTTGTCCTTGAAACAAGGGAATGTTGTTGCCGTATGGTGCAGCGAGAGTGTTGATTGCACCTTCGGGTGGCGCGTGTGGGTGAAGCGGAAGCGCACGTCCAGCGAGCGTTGCAGTCTTGAACTTGTCCCCGTTTCTCGCAACCCACAACACACGTCGAGCAGCAGCTTTAAGACCGTCTGCTAGAAGTGGAATGGCGCGCGATTGTAGAACGTAGAGGGAGTAGAACTTCCTCTGATCATTCACATATTGGGTTGATTGATTCGTCGTCAAGACTGATCCTTCGGCTTTCAGCCTGTGTGAGTAGTTCGGCAAATCTTACAGGACCAAACTCGTGCAGCTCAACGTTCACGTTGATGTGCATAGGGTCTTGTGTGGCTAGTCTCGCTACGTGTTCATGGCCGTGTATATTGATCATCGTCGGCGGTAGATCGGGATACGGGTAGTGAGTGAATAGTAGTGGCAACAATCCACCATCGACAGCGGCAGACGTGTGTTCGTAGTAAGCCGTCGTGCAGATGTGGTCAAACTCCAACTGCTTAATACCGCCTCGACGTATGTCGTGATTGCCGACGACTAGAATCTTGTGTCTACCATTCATCGAACTGATGATCTCGTTTGCTTGCTCATCAGGCATGAATGCAAAATCGCCAACACAAATCCACGTATCGTCCGGACCAACGACAGCGTTGTGACGATCGATCATCTCTTGATGCATTTCGTCGTTGTCAGTAAACGGACGGTCGCTGTACTTGATGATGTTCTTGTGGCCGAAGTGGTGGTCACTTGACACCCAGATTTCTGTTTCGAAATGGTTCAAACAGAGTTGTGGATACTGTTCAAACAACCTCACCCAGGTTTCGGGGTGACGCACACGGTGTCCACGACGCTGCTTGTACTCAAGGAATGTTTCTTGAGTCAGCCACTTGCTGTATTCTTCGTGCAACGTGTCGCCAAGAATGTTTATATTCAGAGTCACTTCTGAACTCTATACACCTGGCGCCCTGATGTCAAGTCAAACTTAGTCCACACCCTGTCGAACAGTACTAGGTAGTTATCTTGTGTTCGCTTCCAGATAACAAATACTTCTGTCCACGTGGTGTCTACTTCTTTATCTTTTAGCTTAAACTTCATCTAGTTCTCCTCGCAGCCATTCACGTCTCACCTCTGCGTTGTTGCCGAAGAGGATCTCAAGCGTGTCTGCCATTTTTCCATCATCTATGATTGGGATGAGAGTATCGGTTGATCCATCAAGGATCATTTCCCAATCTTGTCGTTCCATACTACCAAGTCCTTTGTAGTACTGAACTTCCCATCCCTTATACTTATTCTTCTGTTTTTCGTAGGCATCTCGTGTAGAGAAGTGCACGCGTCGATTGCCTTTGACAAGGCAGACGTTTGGAGCAACAAGTCGATGAATCACAGGATGCTTCGGGTCAAGAAGCTCGGGCCAGAACTGGAAGAACAGGTTAACGAGCAGCGTGAAGATGTCGTCACCGTCGTAGTCAGAGTCGGTGGCGATGATAACCTTACCATACCGCAATTGTGAGTGATGTGTCTTCTGCCCAGGGGTCAACCCGATAGCAGCCAGAAGGTTTGTCACCTTGCCCATCTGCAGTACCTGAGCGACAGTCGACCCGTATACGTTGTTGATCTTACCCGTCAACGGAAACGTTGCTGTCGTTCGAGGTTCTCGTACCTCTGTGATCATACTCGCAGCAGACAGACCCTCTGTAATGAGGATCTGACACTTCGAACGGTCCTTCCCTGTTGCGTCGATTAGTCCTGGGACTTTCTTCTTCGACTGCTTCTGGTGCTCCTTGATCGCCTTCTTGTTTGCCTTGGCGTGCACACGATCTACAGCACGCTCGAGGACGTCATCGAGCCACTGTTTGTTCCGACGCGCAAACGACTTCCAATGATCGCCGACCATCTTGATCATCTGTGTACGGAGCGACGGACCCGTCATCCGAGTCTTAGACTGCGCATCATACTCGGGGTTAGAAATCTTGATGTCACCGAACACAAGGACGTTCTGCCGAATGTCGTTCTTCGTTAGCTCAACCTTCTGCTTCTTCGCTTGAGGCTGAAGCTGCTGGATCACAGCGTCGTAGAATGCATTCATAAACTGTGTGTTACACGAGCCTCCGTCGAATAGAAGACTGCTGTTCACCCACGTGAAGACTTTCTCATCGAGGTCTTCGCGCACACCGAGAACGACATAGAAGCTCATTGTGAACGGTCCATCCTCGTACGAGAATTGGAAGTACGTTCCTTGGTCCTTCGTCATCTGTTTGATGACGTCCTCGAGTCCCTTGCGGTATTTGAACTTCTGATCGTTATACCAAACAGCGACGCCAGGGTTTGTAAACGCAATCTCCATCGCACGATTACGCATCAAGCGCGGATCGATGTGGATGTCGTCGAACACCTCAGTATCGAGCGTGAAAGTTACGGTCGTTCCTGTCTTAGTAGATCCTGTGCGGCGGATCGAAGGCTTACCTACCTTCTCAGCTCCATTCTCGAACTTCTGTAGGTATCGTTTCTTATCTCGTCGAATGTCGACGATGAACTCACTACTACAGAAGTTTGTACAAGCACTGCCTACACCGTTCTGACCAATAACACCAGCATCCTTATCGTCACCAAAGTTCCGACCAGCACGGAGGCTACCAAGAGCAACTTCTGGTGTGTATCTACCACTCTCGTGCTTGTCGATCGGAATACCGCGACCGTTGTCAGAGATACTGTACCAGCCGTTGAACGGATCAGCTTCGATCTTGAGCTCTTTGCTCGCTCCATCTGTTTGGGCGAACTCGTCGATTGCATTGTCGATGATCTCGCCGACAGCCTTATAAACTGCTGGCGTCATCTGCATCGACTTCACCTCGAACCCTTCGTCGAACAGTGGAACTTCGTATTCTGTTAGATGGGTGTTACCGAGGTAAATTTGTGTGCGCAGGCGGACATGCTCGCGGTCTGTTAGTACCTCGATGTCCTTCCCTGTGTAGCTCTTGCTTCTAGTCAACGTGATAGGTCCTTGTTAGTTCTAACCCAGCATCTTCAAACAGCGGTGCGAAGCTGAAGAAGTACTTACCGTGCACAGCACAATCTTCCGGACGGTATACACCTTGATGCATGTGAACCATCTCATGTGCCAAGACGTTCAGGAACAGTTCGCGCCTGCTCTCAAGGGCAACAACGTTCAGGCCAATGATGTGCTTGTATTTTCTGCCCCAGAATGAGTTATCGTGATACCAACCCAGTGTGTTAGAGTCTTTGCAATACTCTACTCTGTCGGGGACAGGCAGAGAACCACTGAACAGTGCATTGTTTAATACCCACCACCAACGATACACAAGGTCTGGGGTAATGTCAAGGTCTTCGTCACCGCGCTCCTGAATGTGGTTATAGATTTGGTCTCTTGTCATGGCAATATAGTCTTATTCTTGTTTTGGCTTCTAACCCTTTTGCTGTGTTCTGCGTTAGTGTTGCCAGCACATACAGCATGCCGTATTTGTCGACTGCTTCACCTACATCCTTACAGGAACCAGTGTCAGGAAACGCAACGCTCCATCCGTTTGCTACTGCTTGTTCTGCGCCAAGGTGCCCATCGCCATATTTGTCGGGGATGTAGACCTTCGTTCTGTTGCTGCGATTTAGCCAATAGATCTGACCGTCAGTCAGCTTGTTACCAAGCACCGCCACTCCATCGATCAACATAGCATCGAACACACCCTCTACGATATAGAGAGGCTTATCCGTCTGTTCGAATATCTTGTCAAAACCAAAGAGAACGGACTCCCGTTCAGCGCTTGGACTTTCATACTTCTTGATCTTTGAGTCAGTCATATCACGACCAATATAGAAGATCAGCTTCTCTTTCTTATAGATGGGGACAATGACACGCCCCTTCCACTTCTGAGCTTGTTTGATCAGAGCCTTGTGCGTCTCTTTTGGATGACCTTCGAGATCTGGTATACCCGTAGAAAGCATGAACGGGTAGTCGTTGATATTCAGTCCACGCTCTTCGAGATACAGTGTAGCAACTTCAACCCATTGTTGCTGTTCGAGAGTGTATGTGTCGTTGGGGGTAGCGGGGTAGAAGTGTGAGGGAAGAGGGAGCTCTTTCGGTTCGTGCGAAACTGTCTTCGTGGTTGGGGCTTCGGATGGCTTATTACCAAGAAGCGCGAAACGCGCTCTGTTGATATCTTCTTCAGGGACATCGAACGCCTGAAGGATATCAACTAGGTTCTGAGAGAATGACCGGTGCTTATCGGGATCAAAAGCACCCTTAGCATTGCAGTTGAAGCAATGATACCCAACACTGCCGTGGTCGAAACGGAACGCAGCTCGAGGTCCCTTCCTACCATGGTCATTACAAACCTTACATAGCACCGGAAACCAACCGGTGGAGTTAGGAGTGGTAGGTAAAGGTATATGCGAGCGGATTACGCTCTCAAGCGAAACATCATTCATCTACGAATGATACAGTTATAGTGCTTGGGTAGTCAACTCGACCGATTCTAGTTGTTCTTGTTCCGCAGCTTCTTTTTCGAACGCCTTTTGCATCTTGTCCAACCGCTTCTTGATATCATCATGCAACAGCCAAAGGTCTTGACCATCTTTGATGCGTTTCAACTCAGCTTTGGTTAGAAAAGGTGTGCATAGGGTATCTTGGATCGACGAATACCACTTTTCGGAAGCATCGAGCGCTGCTTTCTGCTCGTGTCCTTTGCCAGACACACCACCCGAATAGTTGTGGAACATCAGCAAGCTGTACTGATAAGCAACCATCTGATGACCCGCCAAGAAGATCAGCGATCCCATGGAACACACTTCACCTTCAAGGTGTGTTACAACCAGCGCCTCGGAGTTATCGATGGCGTTGATAATCTGCACACCCGTAGCCACCATGCCACCAGGTGTATTGAGGTGAATGTGAACCACATCGTTTTGAGACGCTGAGCGAATCTGATGGATCATCTCTGTATAGTGTTCAGGTTCTTCAATCGGCCCTGAAATATAGAAGTGTAGCTGCCGGAGAGTGATCGCATCCTCGTAAGCCGTATAAGGCTTTCGTTCAGGGATGAATACAGGAAGCGACTGATCCCCAGTAGGCTGATTCTGTTGTGGCATA